CGCTATCATCTCCTGTATGGGTTAATCCATCCTTATGCCTTACGGCAAATCCAAATTAACGGAATAAAGGATGGCCCAGTCTACCTTTTCAGTAGACCCAACCGAGTTTGAGACTTAGGTCTCGGCTCCTAACGTCGGTGTACCAGTCCACGCCAACAACATTTCCGATGTTGGATATGGATTTGGTAACAACTGCCATAAAGTCTCTGGATCGAAGTTCAGGGCTAGTTTCAGCTCCTGCTCCACAATCTGGTTGAACAACTGGAGTTCCTCCTTTGTGAATTGCTTCACATTGAAGTACTCTGGAAGTTCTTCCGGTGCGTAGAGCATGAGTTTCGACAGCTCCAAAACTGATCCAAGGAGCTCTCCGATCAATACCCTTGATAAGGGTAGGGACCAAAGAGCGTGCTTTGAACACTTGACGGGACTTATCCCAATGAGTGTATGAAGCACCTTGACAGCTGACATACCCAAATCTCCCACTTGAAGGGAAGGAAATGGGGACGTCAGGAGTTGGAATGTCAATTGCTCGTCTACAGTCCATCTTGGGTACTGCAATGGGATCGAAAGATCCCTGTAGTCCCCGAGTAAGTCTGCGACGAACCTTGGCATACTTCCTTCTGTAGTCTTTACCATTTCTATACTCCTTTGTGAGTAGGGTTTGGATATGATCGCGCATTTCACGGCAAGTCTTCCATAAACCGAGCAAGTATAATTGATTACTTGTTTCGATGAGTGAAAGGACCGTTGATGCGCGCACAGACGGATCGTTGATACGCGTGGGATCTACACGAAGATATACAGGTTTAACTGCATATCCATTGTAGAAATCACCCCCACAGGATTCTCTAAAATTACTCTTAGAGAACGACTTTGAAGCGTTAACCTTCAGGCCGTAGCCCTCCAGTTTATCAACGACGCAACTGAGGTCGTGTACAGGAACAATCAAATCGTCCCCGTACACATCAATCAATCTAGATAACCTAGTAATTGATTGATGCGTTGGACGTTCGGCCCTGCGTTCGTGCATAGCTGCCTGAATTAGACAGTAAAACACGAATGCTTCGACAGGAAAGCAATTTGCACTCCCCTGCGAAGCGAACTTCTCTAATACAAGAGTTGTTCCGTCAGGTAACTGAGCCTTTGAAGAGCGGCATGCTAAGAGAAATTCCCTTAGCTGTACACCATCAAAAATACGGCGAACTAGCTCGATAGAAACTCTATCGCTAGCCTCCGACAAGTCGATGGTAGCTCTGTTTTTGTTCATTGACTCAATTCTAGCCGACTCGCGATTCACGCTCTGATCAGAAAACCTGATCGAGTTGCATGTGAGCCTATGTTTCTCTATTCGAGAAACCATTTCTGACATACATGCTTGTTGCATGTACATCATATAATGAGGCTCCATTGCGATGATTCGCGGACTCTTTAGTGTTTTGGGAACTGCGACAATCTTTACTGGTCGCTCTTCTTCTTCACTAAGGAGTCTAACTCCCCTAAGGTTATTGATCCATCCGATGTTTGGGATGGTATGGTAACACGAAGGGAAGTAGGGCTCAGCACGGATGGGCCACTCGCGGATAAGTACTCTCTCATGACGAGAAAGTCCGTCCGCAGTGGCACCCTTGCCATGCTTTCCCCGGACATCATTCCTGTTAAAATCACTGAAAAGTGACCTAACAAGAAGAGAAGACACACGACAAAGATAAGAATCTTCATCGTATTGTCCCTCGATGATTCTGGAGTTTGCATTTTTGAGCTCCAAGTCGGTGGCGACGTACTTCTGGATCGCAGCATCGAAGCGTTCTTTCGAACACTCCATATCTGCTTTCTTAAAGAATCGGCATATCTGACGTATCGAATAGATACAATCAGGATCCGCGTCGCTCATTAAAGTACCGCACGGTGCGAACACTTTGTCCATGAAACCTGAAAGAAATTTCGGGAGACATGATCCTCTTCTCCTACTAAAAGCAGGAAAATTGGAAGGAGTGACAAAGCCATCTTCTATGGATTTTAACAATCCATCACAGAAGGTGGGAAGGGTTATCGTAAGAAACGATATCCCCTCATGCTCGTATCGAGACTGGATGTAATCCCAGTCTCTCCCTGCGCTCAGTGCCTGCTGACTTGCTAGCTCTGCTAGCAAGGTCGCTAGGAAACATGGTCGGTCTTTCAAGATCAATCCTTTCTAAGTAAAGGTAAAGATCACCGTGCAATACTAGGAGTCTGACTCTCGTCAGTACTCGCCGAGGAGAACCTTATTGGTCACTGCATCAGTGCAGTAACCAGTGAGCGCATCCTTCAGCTTGTCCAAGTCACTATCGGAGAAGCCCCAACGGGGCTCATCGATAACGAGATACACCGATGCTGAAATTTCTTTATTAATTCCAGAAATCGGATCAGCGGCGACTTTTGTCTCCGTGAGACGTATCTCCCTGCGGAAGCGTTCCTTAGAGCTATTCTGCTTTACGGTAAGCTTCTTCAGGCCGTCAGCGATCGTATAAGTGTTCTGGTTCGCACCATTAGTGGTACGAGCATAATCACTTGCTACGGCGTTGTACGTGATTGATTGTGGATCAGCTAGCATTGCAAGCTTCCTTTTGATGGACGTCATCCGACGTTCGTTAACTGGAGCACCATTGCTCCAATCGATTTTAGTATTTGCCTCTCGCACTTGGCAAGTTCGATAATCCCAGAGCTCCAAGTATTCCTACTTGTTGATCTGAGAGCGAACCAAAGTCGTTGAACGAGGGGCCGAATGGGTTAACAATGGTACGCTCTTTCGTCTCTTTGACGATTTGCGTAGAACATTGAAAGTCCTGATTACCTCCACCATGGCGTTTAACATAGCCATAGGCTTTGCGCGTGTAACGAATATATTTCGTTTGCATGACAAAGGCGTAGTCGGCCGTTAGGGTCGACGCGAGCCCATTATCCATATTAGAGATAATGTCTCCGACGTTGGAAAAGTAATCAATTAGCCATGTCCATGGGATTGCGTTATATACGACACTTGGCGACGGAGTACCGAACACGATCTTCATGATCAATGCTCGTCTCCAATCTAAGTCTCGTAGTTCACCAGGTAGGTGATAACGGAACCTTCCGGAAAACCATAGTTTATTGCCCCATTCGCAAGAGTCCTCATAAGTAGGAACCCCCGCGAATGCGTCAGTAACCATGCCGGACTGGACGGCGCCATATGATTGGCCCCGCACAGATGGATTGCTATTAGGGTGTGACTTCGATCCTAATTCAAATCGACGTCTCACCGGACGATCTTCATCCCTGATCAACTGATCCGCTTGCTTATTTCGCTCAATAAAATTCTGAACGAAATTTTGCACGTCAGAGAGGAGAGGAAGCCATCCAAATTGGATGGCAAGATGGTAATCGGCCCAAGCCTTAGTATTCCTATATTTTAGGATTTTCGGCTTGGTAGTCGACGGCCATTCCCTCAACTCCAACAGCGAATTCAGGACGCTCAAGCGCGGTTGCGCCGGGCGTGCCCTATTCCAGGCTTCAGCCCCAAAGCTATCAGCATCAAAATTCTCTGGATTGTAATTACCATTCCAGGTAAAATCGAACTGATAACGATCGGGTATACCTGCGATAATACGAGCGTCACTGTATCTCGGACCGTTTTTAGCGGTTAAGATATCGATGGCGCCAGTTGGTTCGTATCGAACACCGTTCCTATAGAGGCGGAAATAACCGCCTCCGGAATAGTGTCCATCACGAAACGTATTACCGCCTTCGTCTGCAACGTATCCGGCTGTTTGGTCTAAGACCATATAACCGGTGCTGATCACACTGTCGTCAAAGACAGAGTGAGTTGAACCCATATATGCCGGTGAACCACTGGCATTACGAGTTCTCACACGAAGAAAAGTGGGCATTGAAGAAGACTCCATTCATACTAAACAGCACATATGTACTGAGCCCCCCGCGCCTTACGGCGCG